TCTAGCAATTTAGCCATAAATGCCATAACATCTAGAGGGTCAGTTCCAGTTCCATCAGAACCTGTAAGGTCGATAGAATTAGAGCCACCTTGATGTTGTGCCATTGTTTGAGTAGCTGCAGAAGCATCAGCACCTATCGCATGATCAGGTGAAGATGTTGATACTCCAGAGAACATAGCTGCGATTACAGCAGCATCGTATGAATCTCTAAGAGCATAAGCTGCAGAAGAAGTAGCTACCTCTTTGAAGTTAACATGTGACATTTTGCTTTCAATATCATCTACGATGAATTTAAAAGCTTTTGCACTGTCAACAACTAAAGTAAGCTCTTGGTCTGTTAGCTTAGTTGCAGTTGTATCGCTACCTCTTGTGTAATCTGACACAGAGATAACGGGTTCTTTAATAATCTTTACTGAGTCTCCGTAAGCAGAAATCTCACCAGTATAATCGGTGTTCGTAATTGCTTCTACTACACTCGCTTTTCTGAAAAAGTTTAAAACCTTTCTAGAGTAAATCGAAGGTAAAAAGAAACTATTAGTCTGTCCACTTACGGAGTTAGCAAAGTTAGCATTGGTATCCGTGCTTGGTTCAAAATATTGAGCCATGATACTTTCTCCTTTAAGTTATAGTTTATTTTACGATTCTGCCTTCTTGCATAGCTAAACTTATTTCGGCTTCATACCTATCAAATTCATCCATGCTCATTGCAGCAATCTCCGTTTCTGACCAAACCTTTTCCTGTTTAGGTTCTACAGTTGTTGTTTTTGTAGAAACCATATCAGCAGCAGATGTAGTCACGCTCGAAGAAGTTTGTGTTGGTTCAGTTGTTAATCCTATATCCCTTTTAAATAAATCTAAAGCTCTTGAAGCTAAATCAGCATCATCAGCATTTTTGTATATCCAATCTTGAATAGACGTTGGTTGCTGTTTTGCCCAATCATGAAAATCGTCACTGTTTCTGATATCTTCAAAATCAGGATGATTATCAATTAATCTTTTTTCAGCTTCTTTTTGTACTAACTCTTGCTCTCTTTCTTGGAGTTTACTAAGACGTTCTTCTAGAACTTTTGCCTTAGATTCACTTTGCAGATGTGCAACAGTTTCTACAACTTCATAAACATCAGGATATTCTTTCTTAAATGCTTCTAGTTCATCTTCGGTTTTAGGAGCTACATAGTCTTGTCTGTTTTTAGCAGCTTCGGCTTTTAACTCTTCTTCCTTTTGTCTAAACTCATTTAATTTAGTATCATAATGTTTCTTTAGATCATCATAGCGTTTCTTATAATCAGGTCGTTTGTATGGAGTATCTTTTGTTGTTTCCAACTTATCTACTTCTACATTACCTGCTTTTTCAGCTTCGTTGATATCACTTGAGGCAAATAATTTATTTTTCTCAGATGGTTCTTCAAAGTATAACTCGTCTGATGATTTAAAAGGTTTATCATCACCTGTATGCCAAGCTTTTTTATAATTATAAGGATTTGGCTGTTCCTCAGTTAATGCTTCTTCTTGCATTTTTTACTCCTACTCAGGGCTTCGTTAACAAGGTAGCTGCGTGTGCACTTGCAGGGCTTGTCTTGTAAAGGTCGCCTTTCAGTTATTAATATGATAAAGTGCCTATAAAAGGGTAGCTTTATCGCTTGTTAGCTCCTAACGTGTCTTTGATAAGGGTCAAGCATCATCTGAGATCGAATTTCTTTCCCAGTTAAATCCTCTTCCTCTTGGACCATTGCAGTTGGATCAACAGTTTCCTTAACAACTCGTATATTTTGAGTTGTCTCAGTAGGCTGTTCAAGTTCCATCTGCACTTGCTCCTCTCTTATCGGTCCACCGTTTTGAGCTTGTTGTCTTTCATCTGCTTGAGCTTCTGCATCTTTCATTAGACGCATCAATTCAGATTCGCCTATTTGTTCAGTTGCTTTGGCAGTAAAAACAAATTCGCCATCCGATAACCTTGCAGGTATCGAATCGGACACTCCAGAACCCGGACCTTCAACAGGACCTGATCCCGAAAACTCTGAAGCAACTTCGATAACTTTGTCAAATACTTCACTAAGTCTATCGTTGCCTCGTAATTCATTCATTAAAAAATCTTGTTCATCATCATCTAAAGCTTCATCCATTATGAAATCAATATAGTTTTCTTCCATTTCTTCATCTGATTCCATAGCAGGTTTAATCATAAGCATAGACATTTGGGTGTCCATTTCATCATGAGGACCACCATGAGCTTTAGTTTCTCTTGCTATAAA